AATGATACTAGTAATGTATTGTTTTCAGAACCAAAACCATTCTTAGTATTATCAGGTGATCATGACTTTATTCAATTGCAAAAATATGAGAATGTTAAACAATTTTCACCGGTTCAAAAGAAATACGTAAAATCAGATATTAGCCCAGAAAAATATCTGTTTGAACATATTATTCGAGGCGATAAGGGCGATGGTGTTCCCAATGTTTTATCTGCAGATGATAGTATTGTAACAGGCACACGTCAAAAAGCTATTAGACAAGATAAATTGGATATATGGTATAAAGATTTTGATGCTATGCCACAAGACGCAGAGTTCAAAACAAATTATGAACGCAATCGCAAATTAGTTAGTTTTGATTGCATTCCAGCGTCAATCAAAGAATCAATTATAAATACTTATACCGATAAGCCAATAAAAGATAAAAGTAAATTACTTAATTTCTTTGTTGAACACAAAATGAAGAACATGCTAGAAGTTATAGAGGAATTTTAAAGTGAAAACATCTATCCCGCAAATTTTTGAAGAAGTTGAAAAAGCTGGCTCCAAAGAAGCCAAGATTAAAACATTAAGAGCATATGACCATCCTATTCTAAAAGGTATGTTGCAAATTAATTTTGATCCAAATGTTAAAATGAGTTTACCTGAAGGTGAACCACCTTACAAAAAGGACACCGCTGTTCCTGCAGGTTATTCGGAGTCAAATCTTTATGTGGAATTTAGACGTTTCTACATTTGGTTACAAAATGATGTTAATTTGACTCGCGCTAGAAAAGAGCAGTTGTTTATACAATTACTTGAAGGCATTCATTGGACCGAAGCTGAAGCAGTATGTCTAGCTAAAGACAGAAAGCTACAAACTAAATATAAATCATTGAAAGAAGATTTGGTAAGAGAAGCTTTTCCTGGTCTATTGCCTAATAAGCCAATTATTCCTCCACTAGGAGAACCAAAGGCAAAAAAGACGGATTCTTTGAACGCATCCTGACCTGGTTCAAAGAAAAACCAGTTTCTGTGCCAAAAGAACAATGGTCAGATCAAGGAACGATCCCCGACGATCCTAATCACGATAGTAGAATGTTTCTTGAACATAAATTTAGGGCTTTTGATAAGACTTGACAACATCGTCTAAAGATGTTATAATTAATTATTCGTAATGGAGTTTTTATGACAATGCATATTGTTGGACCCTGGTTATCTACAAACGGTAAGAAAAAAGGCAAACACAAGTACCGCTCTGCTGAAGAGGCAAAGCGTGCTCGTGACCTTGACAACAGCTGGCAACAAGTACTTGCTCAACACGGGCAAGCAATTCAAAAGAAAAAAGTAGAAAAGACATTCGAGTCTTTATCATATACTTTATCTGCCCCCGCAGGCAGACAAACAAGCAATCACATTAAAAGTTTAGACACCGGTCATAGTGGTGCAGTTTGTACTAAGGGTATTCCTCAGTATACTGGTACTAACATTATTGGTATTGGTACTATGCACAAAAGCAATGCTGTGCCTATCTTTAGTGATGACGAAGCAAAATCTATTTCAAGCATGAGGCGTTAATGAGAACAATAGTTTTAGTAACAGGCGGATTTGATCCAATTCATTCTGGGCATATCGAATATTTTAAAGCAGCTAAAAAATTAGGTGATCTATTAGTTGTCGGCGTAAATTCTGATGCATGGTTGACTCGTAAAAAAGGTTCACCCTTTATGCCCTGGGAAGAACGTGCAACTATTATTGCTTCCTTATATGATGTAGACAGAGTCATTAACTTCGATGACAAAGACAACTCTGCTAAGGATGCTATCCGTAAGGCTAGAGAGATATTTCCTAATGATAAAATTATTTTTGCCAATGGTGGAGATCGTACAAAAGAAAATATCCCAGAAATGGATATTGTCGATAGTAATCTAGAATTTTTATTTGGTGTAGGTGGTGAGAATAAAATGAATTCTAGTTCTTGGATTCTTCAAGAATGGAAAGCCCCTAAAACAGATAGAGTGTGGGGATACTATCGAGTACTACATGAACAAGGTCAAGAAGTAAAGTTAAAAGAACTTACTGTTGATCCTGGTAAATGTTTAAGCATGCAACGACATAAAGATCGTGGAGAACATTGGTTTGTTGCAGAAGGAACAGCTTCAGTTTATAGTTTAAACCGAAGCACCGACGTTGAGCTAAAAGGGACTTACGAGAAATTTGAAAGTCTACATATTAGCAAAACAGAGTGGCATCAACTTTGCAATGAAGCAGATGTCCCATTGAAAATTATCGAAATCCAGTATGGCGATAATTGTATTGAAGATGATATTGAAAGGAAAATTTAATTATGACAATCCCATCCAGCCCAGTCGATCGTAAAGCAATTTTAGATTGTATGAAAGAAGTTAGCTCATCGATGACACGCATCGAAGGCGAGCGTGAATTCATTCGAGAAGCTATCAACGAAATTTGTGAGAAACAACTATTGTCCAAAAAGACATTCCGTCGTATGGCGCGAGTTTATCACAAACAAAACTTTAGTCTTGAGCTAGAGGAACACGAAGAGTTTGAATCAATGTATCAGGCTATTACTAACACCACTACAATGGCTAAAGAAACTGCTTAATATGTTCAACCAATTTATTCTCGAAGCTAAGTATTTGGATAATATTAATCGTGTAAAACGAAAAAATATTGTAGGTGTTTATGCTAGTTTAGAGAAAATCGAAGAGATTAAAAAGACGTTAATTGCGAATGAACCAAAATATAAGGTTTCTTTTTCAATTAATCCACAATTTAATCCATTTATCCCATATAATGCTTGACACCTTTTTAATATGGTGTTATAATAGTATTGTTAAGGAGAAAAAATGAGTATGATCTATAATATATTTGAACAATTAGCAAATGATAATTCCCGTCTAGCTAAAGAAGCAATTCTTGTTAAGAACAAAAATAACGAAACGCTTAAACGTGTTTTCTATCTTGCACTTGACCCGTTTATTCAATTCTACATTAGAAAAATTCCAAGTTACGATTTTGTTTCAGAGAGCAAAACTCTTGAACAGGCATTAGATGATTTATCACTATTGTCGAATCGAACAGTAACAGGCAATAATGCTATTTCACATCTACGTAATGTTCTATCCAATTTGAGTAAAGAAAATGCCAAAATCATTGAGCGTGTTATTGCAAAAGACCTCCGTTGCGGAGTCTCCGAAGCCACAGCAAATAAAATTTGGCCCGGCATTATCTCGACATACCCGGTTATGCTGGCTTCTGGATACGACCAAAAGCTTGTCGACAAAATCGCACTCCCTGCGCTTTGTCAGCTCAAACTCGATGGAATGCGATTCAACGCAATTGTCAAAGACGGTGTAGTAGAATTTAGATCACGCAATGGTAAAGAAATAACTATTCCTAATCCATCATTCCCAGTACCATTTATTAAGATGGCAGAATTCTATAAAGATGATATGGTGTTCGATGGTGAATTGTTAGTTGCAGATTATGCAGGTAAACCAGTTAATAGACAAACAGGTAATGGCATTTTATCTAAAGCAATTAAAGGCACAATGAGTCAGACTGAAGCAGAAAATGTACGAGCTACATTATGGGATGCTATTCCATACACTTCATTCAAACAAGGTATTGATAAAGAGCCCTACAATGTTAGATTGGGAAAACTCAATAATTGTATTTCACACGTTAAATCTAATTTTGACCAATTTAGACATTATGTGGATTTAGTGTGGACTAAGCAAGTAGACACTTTACTTGAAGCACAGAAAATCTTTGAGAAGTTCCTAGCAGAAGGACAAGAAGGTACAATCCTAAAATCCAAAACAGGTATTTGGGAAGATCGCCGATCTAAAGATCAAATTAAGTTCAAGGGAGAACTTGAATGTGATCTAATGGTAGTTGATTGGGAAGAAGGCACAGGTAAAAACAAAGGTCGTTTGGGTGCATTGGTATGTGAGACAAGTGACGGTGTTATTCGTGTTAATGTAGGCTCTGGTTATTCGGATGAACAACGTGCAGAGTTTGATAAAAAAGTAATAGGAAAAATTATTACTGTACGTTATAATGCACGTATTAAAGAACGATCTGGCGAAAGCGAGAGTTTGTTCTTACCTAGATTTATTGAATTACGTGAAGATAAAAGTACAGCAGAGGCAAGTAAATCTGTAAAATAAGCATAAATAAAAAGCAAAGGTGCTTTTATGGTCGCAAAGATTTATAGATTTCCAGAGAGACGAACTTTATTTAAAGGGTATAAAATACCCCTCTATACTGAGGATGAGATTCTTTTGACAGTTATTGCTTTAAATATTTTCGGCAATCTTCCTGAAAAGGTCACTGATAAAAATTTAGAATCGTATGATCCTGTGACTGTTATTAAATCTTTGGTTGAAGCAAAATCCTCTAGTTTACTTTCAACTAAATCTAGACAAATTATTGCAGACATATTAAAATCTATAGAAACTTTATGAATATCTTTTATTTACATAATGATCCTAAAACTTGTGCTGAACTACACAACGACAAGCATGTCGTTAAAATGATTTTAGAATATGCTCAACTTCTTTCTACTGCTCATCGTATTCTTGATGGTACTCAATCTGTGGGTGTCAGTAAAACTAATCGTAAACAAACCAGGTATGTTCTTTCCGATGAGCGTGAATATACTTTGTACCGTTCTACTCATGCCAATCATCCTTCAGCGATTTGGGTAAGACAATCATATGAAAACTATGAATGGCTCTATAGGTTATTCATATCAGTACTAAAAGAATATACATATCGATATGGCAGAATACACGCCACTGAAAGATTAGTGGGCGATTTATATACGCCCCCAACACATATACCTAAGGGTGTAGGATTTACAGAACCTACACCTGCAATGCCAGAAGAATACAGAGTCAAAAATAACTCAATACAATCTTATATAAATTATTATGTAGGTGCTAAACAGCATCTTGCGAATTGGAAAAAAAGAACTATACCATCTTGGTATGAATTTAATTGAAAGGCAATTATGACAGAAACACATCGAGTACCGGTTGAA